CCTCTTACTTCTACCATATGTGGCATTAATGGAACTAACTCAACAACAAGACCAGAACTAAGAGTCAATAAGTCGCCATCAGAATCACAACCAATGGTTGAGCTATCATCAACTTTTAAAGAACCGATACTAGCAAGCCCAGAAGCTGCGATGGTGGTAGCACCAGCAATGGCACCAGCAGCAGTAATGCCGCCACTCTGAAGGGCAATAGAAGTACCAGTGATTGCATCGAATGAACCAGCAGCACCAGAAACTGTGCCTTCTGCAACGACAACACCAGCGTTAGAAACAGTAAACTGGGAAGAATTAACATTAATACCGCCATCAAGGCTGGAGAGCCCGCTAGCAGCGATTGTGCTAACACCAGCTAGAGCACCAGCGGCAGTAATACCACCAGAGTTAAGAGCTAGTGACTGAAAATCAGCAGCTTGACCAGTGATAGAACCAGCCTTGTTAACATTAAAAAGGTTGTCTGCGTGACCGACCTCAAGTTCTAAAGCCTCAAACTTACCAGAACCTGAAAGACTGGAAACACCAGAAACAGCACCGGCATTGGAGATACCTCCAGACCCGGCATCAAGAGAAGCAACAGTAACTGGCTCCTCAAAAACGGTTGAACCGCTTAGGCGCGCGGCGCCTACTTGAAATTTGTATGCCATTTAAAAAAATCCTCCTAAGAAAAAAATGGATAGCAATGCGCCGATGCAAAACACCGGCGTCATTACATCAATAAATAGTGTACACAAAATCAAGTAATAAAGAACTTTGACGCACCGTCTGTGTAAACCGTTAAAGATGCATGAGGTGATTCTAAAATTACTTTATTTTGATTGTCGATAGTTTGCCCAGAGGCAGCAGAAATAACTATGTTATGAGAATTTGCTGCCCCTCCCTCGTCTTTGAAAACAAAGGTCTGTCCACTATTTAGAGTGGAGGCGTTGGGCAAACTAGCAGTTATTTGTGCGCCCGGAGTAGCTGTATCAACCCCTATATAATAGTCTGAAATTAAGACATTATAATTTGTAGTAATCAACTTTCTATTGAAGACCAAGCCTGTTTTAATTTTTGTAAATCTGTCTTCAACATTAACAGCAAATAAATCAGTGCTTGAAGAAAATATTGAAACCGAACCAGTAAAATGATGTGTATCATCATTTGAGTTTCCAAGTTTGCTTGAACCAAATTGATTTATCTCAACAAGGTTTGTCTGAATTATGTCAAATGAGTGTGCTTCAACATTGCCAGAGACCACTAGTGCGCCTGTGATAAACAAAGTATTATTATTAAATGTAACGTTTCCAGATCCGCTTATATCACCTGGGCTTGAGTGAAACTGCAAAGAGTTGATTGGTCCCTGCGCAGTTGCAAAATCAGGTGCGCCAGCAGAAGATGTTAACACTATATTATTGTTGTCATCTAAAGCAAGAAAAGATGATGTAGCCGCAAGCCCCGCAGATAATGATGGCAAATTAATTGCTGAGGCTGTTATATTTCCGTTGACATAAAGTCGTGAACCATTGAATTGTAAATTTGGTTCTCCTACTAAACTATCATTATTAGCGCCGACGGTTAATACATGGTCTTGTGTTCCGTTAGCAACAATGCGGGCAACATTTTGTAGTCTAAGTCCATCTCCACGAAATTGACCAACAATAACATTGGTAAATTCACTTTCATTTGTAGATGGCTCAAAAACAATTGATTCGTTTGCGTGAACTGTGCCTGATAGGAGGTTATAAGCCATTACATAACTCTCCTGTTAGAATACGAACCAGTTGGCACCATTTGAATAAAGCGAAATCGCTGGGTTAGACCCAGTCAAAATATACGCTCCGTTATTATCTATTGTATTTGGTGATGAAGCAGAAATTGTTATAGCACCAGACCGAGATGCAACTTCATCTTTTAGAACTAGAATAGCTCCGGAGTTATGATTTGAAGCTGATAACAATCTAAATTCTATATTACCGCTGCCGCCAAATCCTATTATGTAATCGCCGGTTGAAGATGTTAAACCTGTAGAGGCAATCGTTCTATAAGTATGGCGCATACCAAGAGTTATAGACTGGCTTAGTGCTGGTAATACTTGGAATGTATTTACGGAATGCTTATTTCCTACAAACATAGAGCCCGTAAACTCATGTGTGTCGCCGTCGTCA